AATCTGATATGACTGTGAAGCAGATACGCGATAGATGTTGGAAACGTTGGAGTCAGGGGCACGGTTTTAATGTACCTGTGGAGATTGAGTTCCAAGTTGTTCGAAATTCCATTGAGGTCGCACTGCTGATGATTATGGCGTTGAACACAGTTGATGATTATTTGCCAAATGAGACAATTGTTGAGTATGATCATTGTGATGGTACACACGTTTTGGCTAGTGATGTCTACACACCATTGGCAAGGATGATGGAAGACAACAAATCATCATTTGAATCTACCATGACTGAGGCAGTTGATGGTTTTCAACAGCAGATGTCGGTTAGTCAACTAAAACCTATCTTGTTGAATCAACAACCTTTGCCTCAGTTTGATCGACCTGTTCGATCAGGCCATAACCAAACATCCAATCCGATTTCTAATCAAAATTCCCCTTTATCGTTGCAGCGGCAGAGTGGAAATTTGAAAGAGAAACCGATGCCACAGTCAACTGTGAAGCGGACTGAAACCCACCCACGTAGTGTATCACGTACGCGTGGTAGATCTCCTACGAGGAGGTTAGGTAAACGTGTGGTCAGTTCGTCAATCCTTCGGAGTACATCATCAAGTCCTAGTGGGTCTGTTAGATTCGGTTTTGGTGATCAGATTCCGGATAGGGATGTTGACAAGCGACGTCCCTTAGTGTCACCCCGATCTTTCGTGGGTGACGCCAACAAGTGACGCCCCCCCCCCCATCATCTGGTAGGTTACCGCGTGGATGATGGGGGTGTAGCAATAACCGTTCAGAGCAAGCAGAAAAATGATGCTAAGATACGGTTATTTGGCGGTGACACTGAAAGAAAACCTCTCGCTGTTCGCATCGGTGCCGTGTGCTCGTCATGTGTTCTCCCAGCTCCAGATCCTGGGTATTTTCGCAACCAACTCATAGGTGTGAAGGAACGCATTTTTCGAGCTCCACCACGCATCAGTAAAACTGTCAAGCAGCAATTTATCGAGTTTGTGTCTAGGTGGTTAGATAAACATGTTGGACATCAACAAGTTCATGTTGATTTTGAGGATTGGATCAACAATGCTAGATACACACTCGTGCGTAAGGAGC